ACTTAAAGCTGCTTCAGAAACACCTTGTTCGCTTGCTTGTCCTTTAGCAAACTGTGATTTACCCCTAGATTTATCAGACTGTTTTACAGCAGCACTATATTGTTTTGGAGTAAACACGCCATTCTCAGCGCCTGTATTGGCAGCCGCTTTTTCCATAACTTTCAAGTCGCCATAAGCACTATCAATACGCCGCAATTGTGAAGTGTACCGAGGATTCTGCTGATATAGTTCAGTTTTAAAGACATTTAAAACATTCTTTAAAGCTTCTCCAACTTCCCTTTCAGCCGCTGTAGCGCTAGTAGAATAAGAAGCAGCTTGTTTAGCTAAATCTGATTCAATAGCCTTGTACTCAGCGCCTGTAAGCTTCTGACCTGAGAACTTGGACAACACTGTATTGTTTAGGATTGTAGAAGCTTGTTCCCGTTGTGCAGCAGACGAAAGAGGAGCTTTGTCTAGTGCATTTAAAATACCAGAAGTTGTTTTAAAATCTAAATTAAAGCCCATCTTGCTCAGTACAGCGTCATATTTATTAGACACTTGTTCAGCAGCATATGCAACAGCATCTCGACCAATTACAGCCTCTGGAAGCTTATCATCAACCTTAGCAAGTGCTTTATTAATTACACCTTTGTTAAAATCAAATAAAACCTTCTCACGCGCAGTACGAATACTTTCACCAATAAGAGGAAGGTTCTGAGCGAAGTCTTCCATCTTTTTAAAAGCACCTCCAAGGGTTTGTCCGGGTGTTGGAAGCACTCCTAATTCACGCATGGTTGTTTCGGCTTTAGTTTGTAAAGGAGAAAGCACACGCCCAGCCCCTTTAATAACAGCTTCTCCAATCTTTCCACCAGCAGCCCCTAAAGCTGTTTGTTTAGCTTTCTCTTCAACAAAGTCAGAAGTAGTTACTGGTTGTAAAGCTCCTTGAATGGCTCCCGCTACAGCCGGAGCAGCTCTTACGCCGCCTACAATGTTAGCAGGATTGATTCTTCTAAAAACTACACTGTGGACAATATTCAAATATTGCACAAGCTTGTAAATATTATGAAAAGAGACATGAGTCAAGAAGACTTTATCTCTATGTGTTTTTCAGTCGTGAATAATTTAAAGGAACAAAATGATCTTTGACTTTATATGGAACAGTGGCCTTGTGTTTGGCATTGAACACGATGTTGTTTATGTGTCTGAAACAGAAGATGACTTAGACTTAGAGGTGGAACCAAACAATATGATTTTGGTGCATCTAGGAATAGTCACTATTAGCATTATCTTCGTGTAACGAAAAAGGCCGCTTCAGTATTGCTCTGAAGCGGCCTTTTTTATTTCTTATTTTTCTTGTTAGTTGCTGTTCGACTACCTCGTTTGGGGAGGCTCTTACCAGCTTCGCTCAAGGCTATGGCAATGGCTTGCTTTTGTGGCTTGCCTTCCTTAACCATCATAGAGATGTTCTTACTAACAGTCTTCTGATTAGTTCCTTTACTTAGGGGCATCTGTGTTCTCCTTCTTGCTTTTCATAGCGATAATGTTTTCCAATGTTTTGCCACCAAAGTAGGCAGACATAATAAGCATTCCCCATTGACCTAATAGGTTAACATAGCTCTCTTTAGCATCATAACCAAAGGCGCTCATAAGAGCGAAGAGGAAATAACCAACAAAGATTGCTACAAGCGACAAAGGACGGATGTTCTTATTGAGCCAACTATCTGTATTGTTGTCTGATTGCCACCTGTCAGTGACATTGCTCTGCTCCGTCTTATAAAGCTCTGTCTCGTTAGCCATCTTAGCCAGTTCCCCGTCCTGCGCCATTTTAGCAAGCTCTAATTGAGCCTGCGCCTTGGCAGCTGGGTCGGGAATCAGCTTATCAATGATCTGTGAGCCGATAGTTAAAAGTTGTGTTATTGGGAACATAATTATTTTCCGTGAAGATTTAAAATATTTTTAGCAAAGATTATAAGCTCTTCGTCTGTTGCCATGTTTTTCATTGTGTTGGCTTTTCGTGAAATTACTTCTACATTGCCTTTTATATAACCAAGTGATGAATCAATTCTATCTAACGATGTATTGCTCCAAACAACACCACTGCCTTGTTCTTGGGTAAGCGGCGTTCCCAAATATTTACAGTGTGTAGGTATAATAATATCATTCTCATCAATATCAAAAGATAAGTTTTTTCTAGCAGCTGTTGATTTTGCTTGCCATAACATTTTTAGACGCCAGTTGTTTTCTCGGTACTCCATAACTTTTTTAGAACGCGCTGATTTATTTTTATTGTAGTTATCATGTAATTTGCTTTTCTCACAAGATCGACAAAAAGGTCTACGAGAATGAGTTTTTGATTCGCTTCGCACACGAAATTCTTTGGATTGTTTTGACTCTTTACATTTTTCACATTCTTTATAGAAAACACCGGAATCCAGCCTAAGTATTTGCGGATTACCTCCAATGCTTAGTAGGCTATCAAGCAGCATAGGGATATTCCTCATGTGTTAGTTGTATATGCGGGCCGTCAGGAAAGCGCTGCCAGAAAGCTCCACATTCAATATCTACATCCAGCTTATCAGCCACTTCCTGCACATGCGTAGCAAGCTCCTTATACTTATCCATCTCCCAACAAGCTTTGCCATCAATGATGATGCAAACATCCACAGCATGACCTGTAAGATGTCTGCTCTTCATTGTCGAGCTTTTCTTGTCAGCAAATAGCTGCTTCTGTCGCTCTAGGCTACGAAGCCCTTCAGTGATTGAGAAGTCATAAGGAGCGTCTTTGATAGCCTCCTCCATCACCCTCTGAAGGTCTTCATGCACTGTGGCTAGGTTTGCTTTGCTCTTTAGTCCGAATGCTTGGGTCATTGCTGCTCCTCCTGTGGAATACCTGACAACATTCCTCTCCAACCATAACTAGGCATAGGCGCTTGTACTGTTCCTCCAGCAACATCAGAAATCAGGCCTTGCATGGCGCGTCCTCGCGTAGCTCCTAAATATTTATCAGCAGCAAAACCAGCAATAGGAACAGCAGTTGATAATGGGTTGATTGCAGCGCCAAAGGCACTACCAGTAGCCATTAATTGACTTCTTTCAGGATTGAAACGAGCAATCAATGAAAGAACAGTATCTCCTGCTCCGCCTTTAGCAACACTCTTAATAGCGTTTTGTTCTGTTTCAGAGAATTGACTCATCTTCTTCTTGTTAGCAGCGAGATTAATAAGCTGCCTCCGAATCAACTCATTCTCAGAAGCCTTAGCATCTAACGCCCTTGCTTCAGCAATGTTCAGCGCATCTTCTAAGATTGTAGCCTTAGACATGTTGCGCCAATCCTTACGAGCACTCTGTACACTGCTCACAGCCTTATCTAAGCCTCCTTGACCAGCAATCAAATCATTTCCTTTTAAAGAACCAATATAATCATCAATCTCATCTACTAACGCACCAGCAAACTTACGAGTTGCAGGCTCATTAGCTGACTTCAAACCAGTGGCAGCAGAGCGCATCTGTTCAAGCTTAGTGAAAGATACGCGCTGAGTTCCTGTCATGGCTCTAAGTTGGTCAAGCACCTGAGCCACTGGCTTATGGGTGTCTAACAAAGGATTAAAATTACCTTTTACAAGAGTGTTTTCAGCATTATTTAGCATGTCTAGCACACTCTTAGGCTTAATTGCAACTCCTTGCTGTTCAACAGATTGATAGCTTTGCTGTGCTTTAGCTTTAATGTCATCAATGGTTACAGGGCTTTTAGGGAGTTGGCCTATCTTAGCGGCTGCTTTGCTTCCAGCAGCACCACCAAGCACACCAGCAACCAAACCAGCACCAATGCCTGCTAAGGGATTTCCTGTAATGGCTGTGGTTGTCTCACCTACTGCTTGACCAGCAACCCCGCCACCAGCCGAAGCAGCAATCTGTTGCGGTAGATTAGCAGACAAAGCAGCCAAAGCAGGAATGCCTTGTGTAGCTGCTGCCTGAGCGCCAGTACCGGCCATAGCACTAGCTCCCGTCTGTACAGCCCTCTCAAGGCCTGTCTGAGGCTCTGGAAGGCCTAATCGAGTCATCACCTCTTGCAGGGCTTGGCTGGAAGGCTTAATAGGAGTGCCTGTAGCAAGGCTTGTAGCTCCTGTTAAGAAATCAGCCATAGCAGCAGGAACAGCCGAAACTCCTGTAATTCCTGCTCTTGCTGTAAGACCTAGTTGACGCCCCAGCTGGCTCATCATGGACGGAGACGCCGCTGGCTCAGGAGCAGCCGCAGGAGCCATAGTAGCAACAGGAGCCTCACCAAGGCTTGCTTTAATTTTACCTAGTGCCTCTTCATTAGACAAGCCATCTTTAAGCTCGTAGGTTTTTCCGCCATATTGGTATGTTGCCATTGATTAGTCCAGTTTAATAGGGTTGCCGGGAGTGCCTAAAGCCACGCTCGGTTTAAAGCCATAGGGCTCTACATTCTGTGCCTTCCTCCGACTCTCTAAACGATTCTGTGTTTTCTCTGCTGCTCTAGCAAGAGATTGTTCATAACGAGTGAGAGCTTCTAATGTTGCTTTTGTATCATTACGGCCATAAGCACCAATAAGAGCTTGGGCAAAACGCAGCACATCCTTGTCAGTTTGTACACCCTTCTCAGCAGAAACCTGCAAGTTAACAGCAGTGTCTACAGCACTTTTAAGGCCTTCATAAGCACGGCTTTCTGGTGTGGAATTACCAGCAGCATTCTGAGCAGCGTAGAAAGCATTCTTAACAGGGCCAAGTTCAAGCTTACGAACCCCTTGAGCATTGGGTGTGAGGCTTGCAATTGCAGGGGCTAATGCTCGTTGTTGCGCTCCATAAGTATCAATTGCAGTTAAATCTGCTCCTTCTTCTTTCTGCAAGCTAGCTGGCAACGGTTTATTTCCTTGTAAGCCTTGCTTAAATGCAGCAGTGAGTTGAGCAAGTTGAACACGACTGTCGGCTTGTATTTTAGCAATCTCAAGACGGGAAGCGCCTGCTTCTTTAGCAGCTTCAACTTTAGCGTCAGCTGCAACCTTAGCAGCATCTAGCGCTTGTTGACGGGCAGCAGCTTTATCAGAAGCTCCTTGCACAACCGCCAGCACCTTATCAGGACTACCGAACTGAGTTACAACTTTAAGAATATCTTCTTGTGAGGGATTTTCAGGTAAGCTGGCTAAAGCATCACGCAAAGCAATGTCTTGTTGCGCTGCTCGTTCAAGTTTACTTGCTTCAGCAACCGTCTTACCAAGTTGTGCCTTTTGAAGCTGAATTGCACGGGCTTTTGTTGAAAGCTCCTGAGCAGCCGCATAATCTCCCATTTGAGAAGCCTTCATAGCTGCTTGCAGCATGGCATCAGGGTCTTCGAGATTAACTCCTTTAAGCATCTCCTGACGCTGTTGAGCCATCCGAACTTCTGGAGGAGTTACATCCACCCCAAACAAGCCACCTAAGGCCTGCCCAATGCCAGCACCACCTTTATAAGCAAGAGCGCCAAGCTGCTGCTGTGGGGTTTGTGTTGCAAACTGAGCAGCCCGCTGATTCAAGAGGGCTTGTCGTAGTTCATCAGGGGAACCGCCAAACATTTCTGTTGCCATGATTATTCCTTTATTTTGCAACTTGTGGCTGGTACAAGCCTTTAATCAGTTGAGAGATTGGGTCTACAGCGCCTGACAGAAGGCCTGTGGTGGTGGTTGCTCGTAAGTTAGCAGCATTTTGTAAAGCTTGGTTTGAAGCAGTTTGACCAGCATTTAACAAGCTTCCTTGTTGAGCGCCAGCAGCCGCCATTGAGCTACCCAAGCCAGCACCTGTTGTAAGAGCTTGCTGGCCCAGCCCTTCAATGGTTTGAGCACCACCAAGATAGGAGGTGTACGGAGCCAGAGCAGCTTGTTGTGTGCCATAACCAGCACCAAGCAGGCTAAGCCCTTGACCAAACAAGCCAGTGCCTGTTGACAGGTTAGACAGCATTCGTTGACGGGCAATCTCTTCAGCACTCTGTTGTGTTTGAAGGGCTTGAGCACCAAGCTGACTACCTAGGCCAATGTCTTGCTGAAGCTGTGAACGAGCAATCTGCTGTGCATTAGCACCCAAGGCTGCTTCCTGCTGTGCAATGGCATTGTAATAGGCAGCAAGCTCAGGAGAAGTTGCACCCATGCCACCAGCAGCAGTTGCTCCTGTAGCCAGCCCTGCTCTGCCTGTCTGCTGCATACGATTACGAAGCTCCGCAAGCTGTTGTTCCCGCTGTGGAGCTAACAAGCCTTGTTGCTGTTGTACATATTGCTGTGCAGCCGCTTGTGTGTCATAGCCCGTAGGCATGATTTGACCAGACAGTCCTTGCAACTGATTTGCATAAGCCTGTGCTTGTGGAGAAGCAGAATAGGCTGTAGATGTTGGAAGGAATTGCTGACCAAGACCAAACAAGCTAGTTGCTGCTTGCTGTGTAGGGGCAGTTAGTCCCTGTGCCTGTTGTGCCTGAGCAAGAGCACCTCCAGAGAGGCCTAGGAGGGCTTCTCGCTGTGCGGCAATGTCAGGAGCAACTTGATAGCCTGCACCAACCAGCCTGCCTGAGGGGTCATATTGGAAACCACTGGAACCAAAGCGGGAAGTGATGCCAACAGGCCGGAAGGCCGCTGCCTCTGCTGCTTGCTCCGCTGTGGCTCGTGAGCCAGCCGCAATGTCTTTCTGCGCTTGTGTTGCCTCATTGCTTGCATATATAGAAGAACCCGCACCTAAAAGGCCGCTAATCCAATCAAATTCAGCCATTAATAGCTACCTCCAGTGATAGTTGTTTCTAATACGCCGGTAACAGTTAAATCAACTGCTGTGGTGGTTCCTGTTAATGCAGCGTTGGCAGCATCAGCCTTGGAAGAGATGGCAGAAGAAATGTTATTAAACTCCGTATCAATCTCTGTTCCCTTGACAAGCTTTGCAGGGTTTCCTGTTGATAGTGCGTCTTTGACAGCAAAGTCAGTGTTTTTGCTATAGTTACTCATGATGTTCCTTTATCTTGTACGGCCAGATTTGACATAACAATCAAGCTTTTGTAAGGAGATTTCTGCTCCGTTAATAACTGTTTCCAAACCAAGTTGTAAAACATTGCCAGAACCAGATGCCTGTATCTGCTGATTGTCAAAAACCACACCAGCGGTATATTTCCCTATATTATACTCTGCTATTCCGTATTCTGCAATAGCAACATCGCCTAAAACGATGTTTCTTGAATAATATTGTGAGGTGTAGTCAAAGGCATACTTGATAACAGCCGTTGCTCCGTTTCCTCCCACAAAGGTCATATTGATTTTCTTCAATATTTTAATGTTTGTAGGGCTTTGGAAGTCGAAGTAGTTGGTGTAGTAGCTCATCCGGTAAGTGGAGGTGTTGTCTAAATAACCACCATACACGCCTACATAACCAGCCTGTCCTAGTAAGAGCCTTTTGTCTCTGGTGTAGAACATATCTGTAGGAGCAATTGCCTGCCATGTGGTTGCACGGGCTGCTCCATTCTGTAGCGAGCTACGCATGTCAAAGCAATAAACCTTATTGGCTACAGGCAAAGACAACAAATAGAAGGCATCTTTATCAGAATAAACAGCCCTAATATTGATTTCCTGTTCAATAGCCACATCAGCAACCAAGTCATCCCTGATGTTGGCACTTATGTCCCGCATAGGGCTACTCTTCTCTTGCACTGTACGCATTAAGCTTCTAATGCCGCTGTCGCTTAAAAACAACACATCACCACCAGTGACAACAACACTATCTCTAGCGTAGCAGCCAACACCTGAGATGGCATCAGCAAGGCTCATTGTTGATGGAGTTGCTGCTCCTTGATAAATCAGGATTTGGCGTCTACCAAAGATCATCAAGAAGCCGTTGTGTGCAGCCAGTGAAACAATTTCATCTGCTCCGTTAGGCCAAACTGTAGCCACATTTAAAGAACCGGCAGTGCCTGTAGAAAACACATGACCAGCAAGCAAGTCAGAGAATTGAACTGTGTTCTTATCAACAGATGTGTTTGCTGTCCATGTTCTACCAAAGGCGCTTATTGCTGTGTTGGCCGCTTGTACTGTCCCTAAATATCCTGTCTTCTCTGACACACGGCGATAGGTTGTTGTAGACACAGCAGGCTCAAATACCAGAGGGTCTTGACCTGTCTGGTACAGATAGAGGCAGCCGTTTAAGGCAGCCATTTGCCAGTTGCTGTTGGCTATTGTAGGGGCTGTTCCACCACCTCCGTAGGAAAGTTCTGACAGCGTTGAGCCAACTAATTTAAATAGCTTGTTATTGCCAGCCACAACAATAAAACTATTACCACTATTATCAATAAGCTCATGGATGGCTTTTACAGAACTAGTACCAAGGGCTGCTAATGTGGCATGTGCAGGAGTCCATCCCTTACGAGAACCAATACGACCAAACTTATCAATGATGCAATTGCTTGCAATGGTGGAGAAGCCGTTGTCTAGTCCTACAGAGGAATCCTGTGTGTTAAGCCCCATGAAGCCCGGCGCTTGGATTGTTGTTGTAAGGAGGTTTTCAGCCATTTACACACCAACCCAATACATTTCTTCTTCATAGTGATTACGCTCAATTGCCACAGCATCAGCCAGAGCAAGCCGATACATCTGGTAGGCTTCTGAGCTTTGCACACCAGCATCTTCGCCTCGCTCTGCAATGGCCTTAGAATAGGCAAGCAAAGCAACCAAGTGAGAAGGAACCAGCACTCTATCGGTATTGTTCACTAAATCAGCTTGAGGGATTGTCAGATTGAAACGAACATTATATACCGAATCAGGTATAGGGTAGAGGTCTACCTGTGTATCGCCATTCTCATCAACTCCGTTGAAGTTGTAATAAGAAGGCTCATTTTGTTCAGCGTTTGTTAGCATAAATTGTCTATCAGCCCACTGTGTAGGCATATAGGACAATGTGGCATCAGAGGTGTCATTGAGCACATCAATCACACGGAAGCGGGTTTGAGAGCCCACAAGGACATAGTTAAACACACCAGCAGTTGTTACAGCCGTAAGTGTGCTAGACAGGGCATTCCAATCATAGGCATCTTCCACCTCGCGCTTGGCATCATTGACAAACACACCCAGCATGGCTGCATAGTCAGTGTCTGTTACATTTGTAACAACAGGCTCACGCAAGCGGCGAAGCACATTGTTTACAACATCTAAATAAGTCGCCATATCTATCCTTTATTAATAGCGCAGGTTCCAGCGCATTGCTCAAGAGCTTCGTAAACAAACCATCCTGTAGCGCCTAGCACTACAACAACCACCAGTATAAGCAGAAACATGGTGATGGCTTCATCCACTTCCTTGTCATGCCGTTCCTTAGCTTCTCTTTCCTTACGGGCGTTGTGAGCAGCTTCTTTGTTAATGGAAGCAGCACGGGCAATGATTTTAGCCCACACATCCATCTTGTTGCTTTGGAAGAACAACATCTTAATTTCTTCTTCAAAAGCTCTAGCAGATTCAATTGCAAGCTCTAGTTCAATAGCCTGTCCCATTGCACTTCCTTTGAAGCCTTTGGTCTTGCCTTGCTGAACAATAGTAATGGCATCAGACTTGGCACTAAAGAACTTACCAAGGACAGGGCCAAGGCTTTCTAAGTCTTGCACTGTCTTAGTTGCTGTTTTCACCAGCTTCACGGCTGTTTGAATTGCTGCTAGTGCTGTAAACGGATCCATTTAGTTTCCGGCGTAACTCAAGCGCTTACAGGCGGGTACGGACAATTAAACGTATTTTCCACGGATGCTATAGGCGCT